TCTGCTGGGCAGTTCTATCTTAATTGGTCTCTTAGCAACGCTGTAAACTTCAGGTCCATATACGCAGAAGGTCAAAAGTTTAACTTTGACGGCAAAGTCAATAAAGCCCTTACTGAAAAGTGGGGGAATAAGGTGATAAAAACCATAAGTTCTGATCCATCAGACTGCCTAGACATCAAGAATGACGAAAACATTCATTCTTATACATCATATGTAAGAAAGAGGGGAAAAGAATACCCACCCTACAAAGACAGAAGCGAGCTTTTGGGAGATTTTGAGGAGCTAGAGATGTTAGATAACGGTCAATTCAAGGCGTTATAGAAACGCTGTACCGCCAACCTACCTTTCTGAGACAAAGCATACCTCACTCTGTAATTGAACTTCGTCTCGTCTCGAAACAAATGATCTTCTCTCGTCTGAGAGGGACTCAGCTTATCGAAGTGCTTGTACAGATATCCTGACGCTACGAGTGGATAAACCATCCTGTCGGCTAGGTTCTTTCTGTTCATTCCGTAATTCTCTGCCAGCCACGCTATAGTAAAAAACTCTAAGTCATAAACGAAGAGAAGTAGCTGTAAATAAGATTTAGTCAGATCTTGATGCCCTTCTAAAAATTCGTTCGTAGCTGATCGAAGGTTTTTTAAGTGGTTGTGTTTTACGAAGCGAGAAGGAAGCTTCGACACCTCACGAAACATACGAGTCCTTTTTACTGTAGACCTAGGCATGGGATTTCTGTTGTATCTTTGAGTTAAACAAATTTACATCATGAGCCCTAAAGACACCCTCTTCTTCGCCGAAATGTACTCACTCGTCAAGAAGATGGAGGAGACTATCGACGAATTCGAAATGAAAGATCGAGTTCTTGCAACGATTGTCGTAGGTGTTCTCGATCTTGACGCAATAGAATACGGAGACGAAGAAGCTGAAATGAAAACAATGTACAGCTTCAACCTTCAGAGCCGAGCAGAACTAGAGTCGGTAAAGCAGGTTATGGATAACGCCTACCAAGACGACGACATCGACCTAGACGACCTCTTGGGTGATTTAGGTATATCGCTAAACTAATGGAAGGACTTATTAGAAAAATTGTGGTCGGAAGAGACCCTAAAAACGGCATGGCCTATTATGTAGGCATGAGAGCAGGTACTGGAGAGGTATCAGCCATAGTAGAAGACGAAAGATATTTGGTTAAGCACGGGAAACAACGATACCTTATATACATTGAAAACGAAGATGGATTATCTTTGTGGAAAGCGGTTGACGAAATGCCGTGCGTTTTGGAATTCGACCTTAACTTTTAGAAGCTATGGAAAACTTATTTACTGACGGTTCTGAACTTAAACTTCCAAACGGTAGGAGGTACAGGGGTTACTATCATGTCCACCCCACAAGAGGGGCTATGGTTGGCGCCAAACACGTAAATAGACAGCACCCTGTTTTACAGCCAATAAACAAATTAGTAAAGCAGAAGCTGGAAAAAATGCAGGGCATTGATACGCCAGTGGTTCCACCGCCGTCTCCAGTAGTTCCCACACCAGTTAAACCTCAACAAACAACTACGAGGCCAACTGCAACCCCTGTTAAACCAATTTCCTCTCAGGCTGTCAGGTATTAAAATTTAATTAATGAGAACATTTGATTTGTTCGTCGTTGAGCTTGAAAAAACGCTCAATGATACGATTGTGACCGATAGTGGTCTAGAACTTTACATCAGCACTAAATATGACGAATTTGAAAACAGGGTCACAGAAGGGCCTGTCGTTGCGGTCCCGTTTAAATACGATCATGGAGTCGAAGTGGGCGACACGCTCTACTTCCATCATCATGTTGTTATTGATCGCGGTCAGCCTCTTACTGGTGAAGACAATCACTATATTGTTCAATACAATCCTAATTACACCGTCGGTAATCAAGCTATTGGGTATAAGTCTGCTAAAACTGGCAAGGTACACCCGCTCGGCGGCTGGTCGCTTCTCGAAGGAGTGGAGGAGCCAGAGGAAGAACAATCTAGTGTTATTGAAGTCGTTAAGCTTAATGAGAATCCTGTCACTAAAGGGAGAGTCGCATTTGAAGCTCCTTGGCTTGAAGAGATAGGTCTTAAGAAGGGGGATGTAGTCGGGTTCAAAGAAAACCGCGACTACAGAATTAAGATCGACGGGAAAGAATATTATCGTACCCGCGTAGACGATTTACTGTATGTCGAAGCGTAAATTTACCACTATAAGCGCCGCCGAACGACTCATGTCCAGCATGGAGGTAGCCATCAACAACATGATCGAAGAGATAAAGAAACCTGTCGATCCTGAAGCTGGTGGGTCTGCTCGGAAGGCAGAGTTGCAGTCTATTAAGCAGACGGCTATCGATTGTAAAGAACTTCTGGTAGAGCGCCAGAGACTAGAACAAATGGTTAAAGACCTCAGAGACAATGGAGAAATCGAACAAGAAAAAGATTACTCAGGTGGATTCGCCGAGCGATTCTCAAAGTAAAGCCAGTGGGTTAATCTACTGGGACGATTATAACTTTGATAATCAATCAGATACGGCTGGTTACTTAAAGGAAGACTTCAACATCATATACGATGCCCCAGCAGGACGGAACTCTGACTAATTACCCTTCAAGTATAGATTACTACAGCGATGAATGGACTCATGAGTGGAGTAGTGGTGTGGATGGCACCGCACATTTTAACCCATGTAACACGCCTAACCCACCGTGGTGGTGCGAAGAAAACGAACCAGTCCCGATCGAACCGAACATTTTAATGATTGTTGGAATGTTCACATTTGGAATATTACTTTTGACAAAGAAATGCACCCGTAGCTCAGCTGGATAGAGCATCTGCCTTCTAAGCAGACGGTCACAGGTTCGAATCCTGTCGGGTGTACGAATTAAATTAAATAACATGCCAGACTTACATTGCCCAGAATGTGGTAAGGAGCGCTTTGAGCGATCGCTTACTATGAAAGTAAAAGACGGGGAGACCTATTACGTGGAAGGTCAATGCGAATGCGGAGCTCAGATGAAACTTACTAACCCCAAGAAAGGCGTAGCAGCCCTGGGCAGGATGAACCCTCACGGCCAGAGCTACTGATGTCCGTGCTGATTGACATAGAAGGCTATGAAACTAAAGGGATTAAGATCGACCCTAACGGTACAGAGGGAGACATCATCGAACTCCATGGGTTACTCGTTGTACTCCCAAAGAAACCAAAGCGATCGGAGATTCTCTTCCATGACAAACCAAAAGCAATGCAGATGTGGCAACGCATCGCTATGCCCGAAGAACTGCAAAGGATTCGCAGTATGGATGAGTGGCTCGAAAAACCTGCCGAGTTTCGAAAGAAGTTTCGTGCTTACATCGAACAAGAGTTTCAGCGTAGGCGCGACGGTGTGTGGTTTTACAATAATGGGGAACCTACGTATATTACAGGGCGACACTATATGTTTCTACAATGGTCTAAAATTGATATCGGATACCCATCATACCTCGCTTTCCAAAGGGAAATCTTTCTCCACATGGCTGCTTGTGAAGCTGATCCCCGTTGTTTCGGTCAGCTATATACTAAGTGTCGTCGTTCTGGCTACACTAATGTATGCTCTGCTGTCCTTGTTGACGAAGCTAGCCAAGTTAAAGAGAAGCTTTTGGGGATTCAGTCAAAGACTGGTAAAGACGCTCAGGAAAACATTTTCATGAAGAAAGTAGTTGCGATATTCCGCAGCTACCCCTTCTTCTTCAAGCCCATCCAGGACGGTACTACCAACCCGCGTATGGAGCTAGCCTTCCGTGAGCCGTCGAAGCGCATTACAAAGAACAATAAGACTTCTATGCGCGGTGACGCTCTGAATACAGTCGTCAACTGGAAGAACACCACGAATAATGCATACGACGGTGAGAAGCTGCATATGCTATACCTGGATGAGGCTGGAAAATGGGAGAAACCTACTGATATCCGAGAAGCTTGGCGCATAGAACGTACATGCCTTATCGTTGGTAAGCGAGTAGTAGGCAAGGCGCTGGTGGGCAGTACGGTAAACCCCATGAACAAAGGTGGCGACGAGTACAAAGGCCTGTGGAACGACTCTGACCCTGATGAACGAAACAACAACGGAAGAACAAGGTCGGGGCTGTACAGAATCTTTATCCCAGCCTACGAAGCACTAGAAGGATTCTTTGATAAGTACGGGAATGCCGTAGTAGACGACCCAAAGAAAGAGATTGAAGGTGTAGATGGGGAGCCAGTAGATCAAGGTAGTCGAGCGTACCTAAAGAACGAACGTCACTCATTCAAGGACGACCCGTCTGAACTAAACGAGATCATCAGGCAGTTCCCCTTTACTGAGGATGAAGCCTTCAGAGATAGTATCGAGGGGAGTTTGTTCAACATCGGTAAGATCTACCAGCAGATCGAGCATAACGACAGCATCTACCCTAACCCAGTGGTTCAGGGAAACTTTGTTTGGAGAAAGAAAGATGAGGAGGTGGTGTTTTCCCCAGACCCTAACGGCAGGTTCCGAGTAGCGTGGATGCCGCCAGAGCATCTCAGAAATCAGAAGAAAGACGAGCGCGGTAAGCGAATCCCACCCAACGCGCATATCGGAGTAGGCGGGGTTGACTCTTATGACCTCG